ACGCACAATGGTCTGACTACTCTGGTTCTTTCAACCAGCCTTCAGTCCAGCAAGGTGCTTTCAATGCTGAGTTCAACCTCAAGCTGATGATTGCTCCAGTTCCATTCCTCGGTATGGAAGGTGCGGTTCAACAAGACTACGCTATTATTCCTCTGATCGAAGCTCGTATGAACGATGCGACCAACGTGATGATGGATGCAATGGCAACCGCCTTGTACACCAACTACACCAATACCCAACAATTCATCGGTTTGCCCGGTGCAATTGATGACGGTACTAACCTCACAACTTACGGTAACATCAACCGTTCGACCTACACTTGGTGGAAGTCGAAAGTTTATGCTGCTGGTAACGTCAACCCAACTCGTCAAAACATTCTTCAGTACATTTCTGGTACTGTTAAGAACGGCGCAGAAGTTCCTACTTTCGGCGTTTGCGGCTTTGGTACTTGGACGCTATTGGCACAAGACTACGTTGGTCAGGAACAATACGTCATTACCCCCGGACATGGTTTCGATGGTGACAACAACGGTCCTCAAGCCGCTTTCCGCGCTTTGATGGTTGCCGGTGTGCCGATCTATCCTGATCCATACTGTCCAGAAGGTACGGTCTATTTCATTAACAGCAACTACCTCTCGCTCTACATCCACGAGCAAGGTTCGTTTGTATTCACCGGTTTTGAATCAACTCTACCTAACTGGCAGATTGGTTACGTTGGTGCTGTGCTGATGATTGCTGAATTGATTAGCACCAAGCCAAAGTCAATGACCAGAGTTTCTGGCTATAACTCAATCGCAATCTAAGGAGAATAGTCATGGCTTTAGGTTTAAACAAAATTGTTCTTGCTAACGCAAGTACCAACACCCCCGGTGCGTACTGGCAGCTTACGACCCTAACTGGTAATAACAGCACGACTGTTGTTCCAGCAGGTACGTATCTGTTGTTCCCAACGGCTAACGTTACTATCGAAGCAGTGTCGGCTTACAACACCAACACCGCTTGCGCTACGCCTTCAACTTGGTCAACCCTCATTGCCAATAATACTGGCGGTGTATTGATCTCTGACGGTGTTAACGTTCGTGCAAACGTTATCGTTGCAACCGCTACTACGATTACCTTGGCTACGGTCAACGGTGGTCAGGCAGCGTCCGGTACTTACAATAGTTAAGGAGTAAACATGGCTAATTACGATTCAGTCAGTCAATTCTATCTTGACAGTTTCGGTAATGGTCGTGTTGCTGTCGTAAAAGCCACCGCATTAAATACTACGGGTAATGCAGTTGTTACCCTCCCTATTTTGAGTGGTGGTTTAACTAATGCAAATGCTGCTGTTGGTTCTGGTGCAGTTATTGTTCGTCGTATTACCGTTCAAAATGCTACTGGTTCAGTTGCATCAGCAAACGTATCAATTACGACAACCAATGATGGCAACATTTCAAACGCTGTAGTTGCAAACGTTGTACTGAGTAATTTGACAGGTGGCGGTAAATACCAAGACCTGACAATTAACGGTGCTTACGGCGCAAATACTGCTGTTACCGGCTTTGTAACTCAGGCACTTTATGTAAACGTCAACACTGCTAGCGGAAACAGTAACACTGTTGATATTGCAGTTTATGGCGATGTAGTGAGCTTCTAATGACTTCCATATTCGTAACCAACGGCACTGAAAAGAAACTCATTGATGGATTTGCTGGTGTTAAATATGAATTTAAACCCGGTGAAACTGTAGAGATTCCTATCGAGGTTGCAAAACACGTTTTTGGTTACGGGCATGAAGACAAAGAACCGTATTTGGCAAGGCTTGGTTGGATAAGAACCACAAACGATTTGGAAGAAGGGCTTGCTCTACTTGCAAAGTGGGATTTCTCTGACCAACCTCCAAAAAAGAACCAATCACTATCCCCGTTGGTGGAACGAGTACCTTTGCAGGTTGTAAAATCTGCGAAGGGAAAAGTCCTTTCAGTAGCTTAATATGGATCGTAAATGTCGCAAAATCTTTCCGGGTATATCACGGAAGTGCGGCGTTTGTTGCATGATGCGAACGCTAACTTCTACACTGATCAGCAATTAACTGATTACATCAATTCTGCCCGTGAGCGCATTACTCGCGACTCAGGTTGTCTTCGCACAATTCAAGTTACTCAAATACCAGCACCCGTTGCAAACCCTGTAAATGGCGTAACTGCAACTAATCCCGTTATTTGGAATCCATCAACATTCTACGCATTGAATACTTTTGTGTTCTCTAACGTGTTTGTTTATCAAGTAACAACTGCTGGCACATCAGATTCAACTGCGCCCCCATATCCACAGGGCAACACAAATTATCCACCTAGCACACAGTTCTTTAATGGAACGCTGGGTTTAACGTATGTCGGTAATTGCGAGCAAATACCTTTCTCAACCTTACCTCAAGGTCAACAAACGCTTGATATTGTGAATATCAATTTGTACTGGGGTAATTCTCGCGTACCGCTTAACTATTTAGCATGGTCAGACTTTAATGCGCGTCTGCGGTTCTGGCAAAACAACGTTAGCCGCCCTGTCGCGTATTCTATTTATGGTCAAAACACCATTTATGTAGGACCAGTACCGGATCAAGTGTATCAAGTTGAGATTGATACCGTGATTCTGCCTACAGCATTAAGTTTAAGCACACCAACTGTAGCTGATACGATACAAGACCCTTATACGACTGCTGTTAAGTTCTATGCGGCGTATTTGGCTAAGTATTACGAACAATCGTTTGGTGAAGCAGAGATTTACAAACAGGAATACACGAAACAAACGATTTCTATCCTCAACTCGGTGTTTACAAGCCGTGTTCCATCCGTCTATAGCAATATTTATTGATTATGGCAGCAGCAGAGCAGAAAAAGTCCTACAAAGTTGTTAAGACCTTCCGGGGTATTAACACTAAGGCTAACCGCACTGCTATTGAGGAGGATGAGTTTTCTTGGTTGGAAAATGCACAACCTATTGGTTATGCAAACCTTAAAATCATTCCAACATACGCCACAGTGCTAAACAATAGCAATGTAGCGGTTACTTGGAGCAATGTTGCGACTAATTTAGTGTCTTGCAACATCAATTTGACGGATTACGTTGTTGCTTTTGAAGCGGATGGCAGCGCAGAAGCATATAACACCGTTACAAAAGCAAAAGTTACCATTGCTGCGGCAGGTACATTTAGTGGCACAGGAATACAAGTTGCTCAATGGAAAAATGAGCGAATGTTGATCCTTGATGCGACAAAAGGATATTCATCATGGGATGGAAACAATGTCGTCAGTATTGGGTCGGTTGGGATTATTGCGGTAACGAACGGAGGTTCAGGCTACACTACAGCCCCGACCGTAGTTATCGATGCGCCTACTGATACAAATGGCGTACAAGCTAATGCCGTTGCAACATTAGTTGGTAATGTCGTCGCATCAGTATCGTTGCAAAACGCTGGTTCAGGATATGGCACACCGCCACCTTCAGTTACGATTTCTGGTGGCGGTGGATCAGGTGCAAGTGCAATTGCTGGAGTTGTAACCTTTGCGACAGGTACGGCTTCTGCTGTAGTTATTTCAGGTGGTACGGGATATACGAATTCTGCTAATACCGTTGTGTCGTTCTCAGGGGGCGGTGGGTCGGGTGCTGCTGGTACTGCCGTCCTCTCTGGCGGTCAGGTCGTAGAAATCGTGATGACTAACCCCGGTTCGGGTTATACAAATGCGGCAAACCTTGTCGTAACAGTTTCAGGTGGTGGTGGTAGTGGTGCTGTTCTTAAAGGCATTGTTGATTCCGATCTTAACGTTGGTATTGCGTCTTTTTCAGGTCGCGTATGGATTGCTGCTGGTCGCACAATCTATTACAGTGCTGCGGGATCGTATACCGACTTTACATCCGTCTCTGCGGGTAGTTTTGTACTGACAGATGAGACTTTGCATGGAAATATCCAGCAAATTATCTCTGCAAACAACTTTTTGTACATATTTGGCGATGATTCGATCAACGTCATCTCGGATGTACGCGTAGATACCAACGGCATTACGATTTTTACAAATACTAACGTTTCCGCGTCCGTAGGAAGCAAAAGAGCGTATGCAATCTTCCCATATTTCCGTTCTGTGTTGTTTTTGAACGATTATGGCGTGTATGCACTCGTTGGATCGACTACTTCTAAGTTATCTGACCCTTTAGACGGTATTTTCCCTAATATCGACTTCACATACCCGATTTATGCAGGTCAAGTGCTGCTGAACAACATTTTGTGCGCTGCATTTAACTTTAGATACTATGATTCAGTATTTACGCAGTCATATCGCTATATTCAGGCTGTTTTCTTTGAAAAGAAGTGGTTTATCACTTCCCAGGGCGACAATCTGACGTATATCACTTCTGTCCCGCTAAATGGTCGTATTACGCTGTTTGGTACGGATGGTACGACCTTATATCAGCTATATCAGAACGTATCGGGTTCAATCACCAGTAGGATTCAGACTGCTTTGTTGCCAATGGGTGACCCAATACGCACTAAGCAAGCTCTAAAAATCGGTATTGAAGCGACTGCTACGAATGTAAGTTCGATCACGATGAGTGCAACGGTCGATTACGAGAATGGATCAAGCCCACCGTATACGCTGACTTCTCTAGTGGTTTGGCAGAACAATAATCTGCAAACGATACCGTGGGTGAATAACAGTAGTGTACAGATAGGTTGGGGTCAGATTGGCTACGCTTTGTACAAAACTGATGCGTCACAGTATGGAAAATATTTAGGCATTACAGTAACATCTACTAATCCTGCGTTTACTGTAAATGGATTCGAATTTGAACATGAATTGAGAGTGAGGTTCTAATGGCTGTCCCATATACCTTTGCAACTGCAACGACTGCGATTCCGTTATCGCAACTGGATTCCAACTTTGCGACAGCTATTACGATTGGTAACACGGCTGTGTACCTTGGGAACACCACTACATCGTTTGGTAACGTAACCCTAACTAACGTAACTATATCTAGTGGTAACGTGTCATCGGGGGTTACGCTTACCAACCCAACTGTCACTAACTACGTAGAAACGCTCTATACAGCGACAGGAAACACGACTGTATCTCTGAGTAACGGTACGATACAAGAGATCACTACAAGCGGTTCTACAACGATTACGCTACCTTCTAGTGTGGCAGGAAAGAGCTACACCATTATTGTTAAGTACAACGCTGCTGATGCGTTGACATGGAGCAGTAGTTCAACATTGAAATGGGCGGGTGGTACGACACCTACACCGACTTCTGCTACGGGTAAGTACGATATTTTTAATTTCTATAACGATGGCACAAACGTTTATGGTGCTGTTTATGGGCAGAATTTCTAATGTTTAGTGCTGCTAAGAT